TGTTGATGTTCGAGGTTTGTTTCTTAAGAATTTTGGCTGAGTGCTTACAGGTTGAGAAAAAGCACCTTTTCTAAATCCAGCGAATAAATCTGCATTACCTTTTGTGTCATCAAACAAAGTTCCAATACCTTTTCCAAGTCTATCTGAAACCGTTGGTCCATCTTGAGGCCCAGCAGCTCGAGCAGCCATAAGTGTACCGAGAGCAGTTATTGGATCTAATTTACCAGAATGCATCTTTACCGAACCAAGCTGTCCTAAAGCTAGTGCTGCAGGTATTCCTAACGGTCCTGCAAAAGCCATGGCCGCTGGTCCTAAGAAAGGAGCAATTTCCTTTGGTACTAACGCGTCACCTATTTTATCTAAAAAACTACTTATTCCCATTTATTCTCCGGTCCCCGATCCTAAGGGTATTTGAATTACTTTTATATGTATATCTGTTGCTTTGTGTACTTCCCAAGATTCTCCACAATCGCTGCATACTCCAGTTGCCTCTTCATGTGAATCTACCTCATTGTTGCAGTTTTTACAATAAATTCTGTGGTAAACTTCTGGTTGCAGAACAGGAACTTCTTTTCCTTCAACCATTTCAGTCCCAATAACCTTAGATTCTTGTATTTTTTTCATGATATCTCCAATACTGATAATATTACATGTAGTGCGTTAGCTCCGCTAGCTGTTGCTTTTATGATATCGCTATCTTCAACAACCATTGGTTGATCTAGTATTTCTACTGCAGAGTTTGAAGCTACCGACAAAGCGTTAACTATTTTAATATCTCCACCCACACTAGAATCTGTATTTACCAATGTTATTGTAACAGCTCCTCCTGAGTCGTTACACACACGAATAGATTTTATAATTCCTTGCACCGGTTTCTGTGGTGGCACAGTTGATGTATTTGCTGTAGGCACGGTGTATACTGTAGTCACATCCGTTGTTGTCAGGTCTACACTTCTATTTTTATAAATGTCACTCATTACAGAAACCAAGTCCTTGCTGTTAGTTCTTCACGTAAGTCTTGTTGAAACGTAAAGTTAAGTTGATTAATAATGTTTTCTAATTCACGAATTAAAATATCTTGTTGTTGTCTATCAAAAGTATCAGACGGTAAGGGTAATCTTGTAATATTAATTTTAGCCATTATCTAGAACCGTCCGGTTTAAGATCCATCCTTACAGTGCCAAATCTCCAGTTTGAATCTAGTATATTGTTTGCTACTTTTACATTAGCTTGTCTGCCTCTACCTCTAACTGAAAAGAATTTAGTAGTCGGTGTTATTGTACCTGTAAAAGATCTTGTGTTTGTACTGACTGGATAATTTGCAAACTCTATCGTTATATCAGCATTACCAACTTGATCTTTGAAGTCAGGTATAACACGAGAACATAAAAACACTTGATCTCCTTCTTCTATATCAAAGTCACCACTTGTTATCTGACAATCCATTTTAGCTCCATCATCATTAACACCATCTTCATGAGCATACAATATACTTGCTCCACCTGTCACACCTAAAATAGTTTCATTAGTAGGTAGATCAGTGCTGCTGTATTCTGTTGCGTATGGATTTGGATATACTCCTCTGTCAACCCATGATGTTCTAGCAAAGCCATCGTTTGTATACCAAATTTTTTCTAGATAATTATATGTAACACTTCTGTCTATAAAGTCAGAACTTTCACTAGGATAAAACCAAGTGACTTCATTAAAGTCTGTATTGACACCGCAGAAAATTTGTTCTTGACCTGTTGTATTGATATCATCAAATACAAAATCCTGCACAGTACAAGGCAGTTTATTAATTGCACCATCAAACACATAGAAAGCTGTTTGACTCATCCAAAAGGTAACACCATTAACATCTACAGTGCAGTTAGGTGAAATAGCTCCACAGTTTGCACCAACCTGGTTAAGACCAAAAATAAAAGGTGGACCAATGTTATTTAAAGAGTGTAGTGCTGTATCTGTCCACACCAGAATAGATCCCCTAGATCTTCCTGCTGCAACAATTTTAGAACCATCTTGTATCCTAAAAGAACCTGCTGTGTTTTCTGCAGTAGGTGCCCACGTGTTAAAATCTTCTTGAGATGAAAATCTTAAAAATAAATCATCTTGTGTGCTTGTTGTTCCTATGGTTGTTTCTGTGCCAAATAAAAATATGTGTCTGTCTGGAGAAGACACCAGTAAAACTCTGTTCGTCCCAGGAGCAGCAGCAATCTTAGCAGCTCTCGTGCTTGTCCCAGCAGATAAATCCCAACGATATAAAGCGTCGTCGTTTCTAATAGCAAGCAAATCCTCACCAAAAGTATCTAGTGACCAATACGTTGCATCCAGTTGAATACTACTTGTAGATCTTGGTGTATTCCAAGTTCCCACGTTCCACGCTCCAGTACCCCATCCAAAACCAAAAGCTGCTTTGTTTGTACCTGAAGTAATTTGATACTTCGCGTTCCCCGTTCCACCACCACCTGATGTTGAACCGCTAGCCGTGCTTGTGTGTGTAACTGTATATACACTAGAACTAGTAACGGAGGTTACTTCAAATTCATTGTTCATGTCCAAACCATCAATAGCTGAGTAACTATCAAAGGTTACAAAATCACCGACCGCGGCGCCGTGATTTGCATCTGCAACGCTAACTGTTGTAGTTCCGTTTGTTGTAAAAGGATTTGCAAGAGAGCTAGTTGTTTTTCTAATTGGTGTGATGTCGTAAAAACGACCCTCTACATAAATATATAATTTTCTATCTGTTCCTAAAGCTAAATGTCTAACTCCAGTCAATGAATACCAAGCAGTGCTTGCTCTAACAACACCTGCTATCTTTGTTACCGGTGTAACAACTTTATTCCAGCCTCCTATTTTTTCTGGCAAGCCTGATCTAAAACGAACATTTTTAGCATCAACCCAGCGACCTTCCGCTCCGTAAGTGGTTGTTTGTTTATCAATACCAGGTTTGAACTGTGCTTTGATTAAGGCCATTATGTAATCCTTTGAGCTAAGAAACCATTACTAGCAGCACTTTGTTGACCTGCATTTGGACCAGAAGTAACTGTAGCTATTTGATACTCACCAATAGTAAGAACTCTCCACGTTCCAGATACAGTAGTTCTAGTTTTTCCTCCTATGTTATGGCTTGTTGAGCTGGTAAATCCTGAGTTCTTTAACGCTCCAGGATCAATAGCCAAATGCAAAGCAGGACTTCCTCCGTTTGTATATGTAGCTGGGGTAATAACATCTCCTACACTTATAGTAGTGTTTGCGGGTGAACCTACAGAAGCAGCAAAAAGAGCAAATGTCCTTAGAGCTCCAACGGTATCCGCTGCACTAGGAACTACATCAATGCCTGTTAAGTTTGATCCATCGATTGCTGGTAAAGCACCTGTTAGTTTACTTGCTGTCAAAGTTGATATTCTAGCATCGGCAACTGTACCTGAAGATATGTTTGATCCGTTTAAAGAAGTTAAACCTGAACCATCTCCAGTGACTGTAGTTGCAGCCGCAACCCCGGTAATTGTCACTCCCGTCGCGCTGGTTTCTATTTTTTTTGCATTATTATGGTATAGCTCAACAGCGCCGTTTGATGTAAATACAGCTTGATTTTCGGACTGTGCTGAGTTTGTTATTTGTACATTGTCACCAGCTACAACTAAATCTCCTGTACCAGCGTCTTGTATAATACTGTCACTACCATTATGAAATATTTTTAAATCTGTACTATCACCAAAATTAATATCTACGTCATCACCTAAGTTTAAATCCCCGGTCAACGTTCCACCAGCAAGTGGCAGTTTAGCACTTATCTGAGTTTGTGCGTTAGATGCTAATGAGTTTATAAACTGATATTCAGCATTACTAACAGTACCATCAGCGACTGCGGTTGCTGCTATGTTTACTAGATTAGCTCCTGTGTGTGCGTATTTTTTTGATTCGTATGTAGCCATGTTATGTCTTTATTATATAGTTAACAGAAATATAAGGGTTTAAAATATCAACAGTTCCTGCTGATCCACTAA